CAAGTTTCTTGCATAAATTGTTTTACTCTGTCATTACTTCCCGTAACAATAAGAGTGTTGTCGCACCAATTTGGCATAGGTTTAAGTTTTAAATGATTTGTATTTGGTTATTAACAAGCCAATCAGCAAGTAGGTTGTTTGTCGTATCTTCCCCCGCAATAATATCAATTAAGAGGGCAAGGTGTACCATTTGTCTTTCCGTTATCATAGTTGTTTGTTTTAAAAAATTACCCGTATAAAACCATAAAGGGGAAACGCGGGGTTAATGTTTTTCATCAGCAAGTTAGGGAATTAGTTGTTAATTGACAACCTTATTAGGATAAATTAACAATGTTTTGTATAATTTTTAGGTGTTTGTCAGAACTTCCCCCGACATCCAAACCTTCCCGCAAGAATAGATCGTGTACCCTTTTTCTTCGGTGGTTGGTAGTATCTCTTAGGTAATGGCGGTAGTCATAGTTCCAAAAATAGGCTACTCCTAAATAGTCATCAGTACCTACATACTTTTTATCCAATTCGTAAATGTCCGAAAAAGCCTTAAATGTTATGTTATTGAGGTTAATCATAGGTTTAATTTTACAATACCGGTAATACATCAAGGTCTTTGCCTTTTTCCATATAGAATAGTGCGCCCCCGTCATTACCCTCATCATCAGCCGAGGGGATACATAGTGTTCCGTTATCAAGCTGAAAGGCAATAGGTCGGCTACTCCACCCCATTAGATCCATTTCTTGGTCATCAAGGTAACGGACTGAAATAATCTTTCTGCCTTTTAGGACTTCGTTAATTTTCTTTACCCATATTGCTTGGGTGTCTTGTTGTGTTTGCATAGGTTTTTTATTTTGTATGGGGAAAATGTGGTAAATGAAAGGGCGAGGTACTGAACCCCATAACTTCCCCCGCCCCTTCGTTATCTTCATAGAATTTCAACTATATCACTATACTGAAAAGCTACAATTTCCTTTTTAATTATTGTTTCGTACGTCCTATCTATCACTCCGATATAAACCTCCATAGACGCGTTATTGATAAGAGGACTTTTTATGTATTGCGCCCAATGTGTTAAAACTTTATCAATGATTAGGACTTCGCCTTTATATATAAGTTTTTCGTTTTTCTTTATATCCACTTCTACTTTTTTGTTAATTAAACTCATTGTGTTTTGTTTTAGATTGTGAAGGTAGTTAATTGACAACTCGACTACCAAAAAATAAGGGTTAAAACTTTGTTAATCGTTCACAACAAACTGGCAATAATACTCTAACTCTTTTAGATCAATTCTTCCATAGTTTACAGAGGAGTAATAACCTTGCCTTTCATACCTTTTTACCCAGTTACGGAAAGCGGTCTTTGCCTTGCTTGGTGTCGGGTAGCTATACTCGTGTTCGATTGTGAACCCATCAGGGCTTAAAATTGTGTAGGTCTGTTTCGTTGCGGTTTTCATTGTGTTTTATTTTTATGTTGTGGGAAAATGTGTTTTTTAGTATGCTTTTGCCCACTGGTCGTATATTTCCTCGTAGGTGTGTCCCGTTAGTTCACACAATTTTTCAAAAATTCTTTCCCTTATTAGCGAGTCGCTTTCGCCAATTAGTTCGTAAATATCCCCATAATTGTCAAGCGTGTAAAATACATCATAAAAAGATATAAGCGGGTTAATGTTTTCGCCTAAATTGTCCGTTGGGTAATTTTCATTATACCAATTTTTAACCTTTGTTTCAATTGTTGTGTTCATTGTTTGTAATTTTTGGGTGTTGTGGGAAAATGTGCGGGGGTGTGTCGTATCTTCCCCCCGCTTTATTACATTCTTATCACATTCTTAGGTATTCTCTGCTTTACTTGCTTAAAATAACAACCCCCTTCCCCCGCTTGTCGGTAAGTAGCGCATGAGGTAAGCAATAAGCAAATAAAGAGGGCAAAAAATAGTGTCTTTTTCATTGGGTTAGTTTTATATGAGTGTTAAAATTTGCGGGGGTACAGATACTATAGGATGCATCACAATACTCTTTACTGCTGCGTCATGCGGATCAGTCAGACCTATCTTTGACAGTACATATCTTCCCCCCGCGTTATTATCAATACATTTCGTTTAACATTCTTTCAATAATAGGAACAGACAAACAAAGGTTATCCGTACAATTACCCCACTGCGACCAATCTCCCGTTTTTTTGTCAATCTCAAAGCGGGTTCGGGTTTTATCAGTTAGGTAAAAGATGCCTTTAATGTGGTTTTTTGTTTCGGTTACTTTGCGGCTTTTGATTTTTGTACTTGTCATTTTTTGGGGTTTTATGGGGTTAAAAAATTGAGGGGGTGGGTTAGGACTTCCCCCGCGTCATATTAGTAATCTTTTGGACTATTTAGAATAGCGGATAAAATTTCAAAGGTTGAGGGTACTCTTTCAAGTTCATCAAGTTCATCGGATAAGTTGTTCCATAAGTCCCCGTTAGGAAAATTATTATCAACTTCAAATTTCATCAGGGTTTTTAGTTCCTCAATTCTTTGGGCTTTCTGTTCTGTTTGGTTTGTCATTTTATTTATTTTTTAAGTCAATAATCTTTTTCTCTATTTCTGCGGGGTTTGGTGTTGTGAATACAATTCCCCCGCCGTAATCTTTTGCTCTGTATTTACCGCCTTTTATTGTTCGCGCCTTACTTATGGCGATATCATAAAGGCGGCTTATGAAACGATGAGGGTTTGCTTTTTCCAATTCTTTTGCTTTTTCTTCATCTTTTTCATTTATGAAATTAAGAAAGTGGCAAACGAAACGGGAGTTCCCGTAAGCGTCACAATTGACGCGGGTAAATTCAATTTGGTTTTTCATTGTTTTGGGGTTTTTTATGTTTTGTAAATTTACGGGGGTGCGTTGTTAATTGACAACCTTAACCCGTTAAAAATTTGTGAAAATGGGCGGGGGTGTCGTATCTTCCCCCGCCTTATTCTTATTCCTCTTGCTTTTTATTTAGTACATACTTTGCGGCCTTGTTTGCCCTTGCCGATGCCATGATAAACATTTTAGGGTCGGCCTTTATTGAATTGTACCAATTTTTGATATATGCCGCGTTGTTACGTTCTGTCGTTTCGTTATTTATGCCCGTCTCAGCACAAAGGAAAGCGGCGGTTAATTCCGCAACCAACTCCTCCGTTCCATAGTCGCATGATCCGAAATTGATCGTGCCGGATACCTCCTTTCGTTTTAGTCGCTTTTCGTGTCCGGTGCTGTGTCCTATTTCGTGGAAATAAGTTGAGTAAAAAGCGTTTGCGCTTGAAAATTGAGAGAGTAAAGGCATTGTAATTTCATCGGTTGAGGGTCTGTAATATGCGCGGTCTTGCTCAATTATTCGGGTGTTTATTTTTTCGCGGGTAATGTAATCCGAAATCAGGTTTTCCGCGTTTTCAATTATTTCGTTTTCGTTGTATGTAATATCGGGCGCGGGTTGTTCCTTTATGGTTACGTTTTCACATTGGTCTAAGTTAAAAACATTGTAATAACGTAATAAAGGCACGTTTTTTGTTTCTGTTTCGCCTTGTTCGTTCTGTTTGCTAAATTGGTTCATCTTCCAAAAAATAACCTGTGTGGCCTTTTCGCCTTTCTTTACATTGCCGCCTAACTCCTCGACCTGCTTAAACGAAAGGTAATAAGGCGAAGAATAATGAGAAAGCGACAATAAAAACAAGTTAATGCCCTCATATGGCTTTTTACTAACCGCGTTCATTGGTAATTGCCCTCGTTTGGTTTTCCACTCTTTTACCCATGTTAATTTGCCGCTGCTTTGAATGTCTGACAAAATTTTGTCTGTAATCATTTTGTAAATGTCGAATTTTTCGTTTTTCATTGTTTGGGGTTTTTGTTTGTTTGAGGGTTATTATTTGCCCTTAATAATTACGGAACGCGGAAAGCCTTTTGCCTTGCCCGTTGGTGTTGCAAATGTCGGCTTTAACGTAAAATAGGTTTGCCAGCCGTACACATTGTAAAAAAAGCGGGTGTTTCTTTTTCTTGCTCTTGCATATTCGCAAGCCTTTTCGATTGTAAATTCTTGGGGTGTCTGTGTGTGTGTCATTGTTTTTTGTTTTGTTTCCACAAACCTACACCCACAAAAGTTAAAATGTTGTTAATGGGTAGTTAAAAAGTTGTTAATTGACAACCATAAGGGTTTGCCCCTATGTGTGCCGTATCTTCCCGCTACACATAACCCCCCTATGGATTAAGACAACAGGCCAAGCGGCACGACTTCCCGCCACACCTTAGCCAATCCCCCTAACAGATAAAACAAGGGCATACAATACCCGCCAAGCGTCACAACTTCCCGCAACACATCAAGCCAATAAGGGCAAGAAACCAACCCCCCGCCACCCCCCGCGCAAATCGTTGCAACCTGATTAACGGCAAATCAAAAAAAAACACCCCACCCGCTTGCAAAAACACGCAACCCCACGAAACCCACACCCGCGCATCGCGCGGGTGTCCCCTACAAGAGCGTACCCGAAGCTAAAAACCCGACCCTAAGAATAGGGCCGGGCAAAACAAACAAACAATGAAAACGCAAGGAGTAAAGGTAGTTTAATGGCTGTGGATTACTTCCCCAAACTTTTTTCATAAAAAATTTGGAAAGCGTATTTAACGATATTATATTTGCCCTACATAAGCAAGCAATTTGTATACCCCGCCTGTATTTCTATACTGGGCGGCTTTTTTTTCGCAAACAAACAAACAATGATATGACGCAAACATTAATTCAGCTATTAAAAGATGCGGAGCCAGTCTTTGCTCGACTAGGCGAATTTGAGGCATCTTCCGAATCCCTTCCTGAAGTCCTTGAGTGGATAGACCGCTGCGAGCCGCCCGCCTCTTGGATACTGGAACTTCCCTCACAGATTAGAGAAGGCACTTACAAGACCATACCGATAGATGTCATGGAGGCTTCTGTAAGGCGTATATTTGGCTATAGAAGCGGTATTGTTGATATTGAGGCCAAGAGTCCTATTCAGGACAAGTCGGGCAGATTTTCGAGCCTTGTGGTCGTAGGATACAGTCTGGATGGCTGTTTTGGCCCTCATTACTTAAGAGGTGTGGCTACCGTGACTTCCCCGAACATACAAGGCTTAGAATTAGCCGTACCAAAGGCATCCTCAATGGCAGTAAAGAACGCCCTAAAGCAGTTAGGGGGCTTATTCGGCAAATACCTCAACCGCGAGGAGGAAGAAAACATCGTGGTCGTAGAATCAGTCAGCGTGCAGGAGAAGATAGAATCGCTACCCGATGAAATCAGAAAGGTACAAACCTTAGAGGATCTAAAGACCTTCCATAAGCTCGTTTATAGCAAGAGTATCAGCCACGAAGTGCAGGCTGTTTATGAACAAAGATTCAGAGAGCTTAAAGGCAAATAATTGTAAAACAACATACTACAACTACGAAAACTATCGTACAATGAACTGGAATGAAACCAAAATCAGATGCTCTTGCCTTGGTAAAATTATGACACCCGGCAAGGGGACGGTGCTAACGGAGAAGCAGAGTGAGGAGCTGGAGAGACTGGCAGGACTTCCCCGCACAGAAAAACAAGAATCCACTTATCAGAGACTACTAGAGAAGAAAAACGCCCCACCAGAACTATCAGACACGGCAAAGTCTTATCTTAGAGAAGTCTACCTCTTCAATAAATACGGCAAAGAAACTGCCGGAGGATCAGAAAGAAGCAAGTACACCATCAAGGGTGTATCGGTAGAGGGCGACAGCATCAAGCTATTAATGCGTCTGGACGGCCAGAGATACCTTAAAAACGAGGATTTCTTCAGCAACGACTTCATAATGGGCACACCAGACATCGTAGTCCGTGATGAGGCTGGAAATGCCACTAAAATCATCGACATCAAGTCATCGTGGGACGGAGCAAGCCTACTTGCTAACCTCGGACAACCCCTAAACTCCAATTACTTCTACCAAGTGCAGGGCTATATGGCTCTAACGGGTGCTACCGAGGCTGAAATCGCTTATTGTCTTGTTTCGATGCCCGATGAAATCATTAATAGCGAGAAAAAACGCATTTACTACCTTATGAACCCCGCAACTGAGGACAATGCGGACTATAAAAAGGCAATAGAGCGCCTCGAAAACAACATGACCTTCGGAGATATCCCCGAAACTGAACGCATTATCAAGTTTAAGGTACCAAGAGACGAGCAAGTAATCGAAAATATGTACCAAAAAGTACAACAATGCCGCCAATGGTTAGCGGAATTTGAGGAAATGCACACCAAAATCAACGTAATTTGACTTATTTGCACAATATAGAGTGCAAAATCAATAAAATTTGAGTTATTTGCTGAAATGATTAAAAAAGTAACACTAAACATAACCCCGCAGAGTCACCTTCGATCAACAAGAGGTGACTCTATTTTTTTTAGGATACCAAGAGAGAAATTGAGACCAGCGGGACTGCAAAGGCTGAACAGAATTGAAAGATATAATAATTACAAAATAAGCTTGCTTGCCGAAGCTAAGAAGAAAAGTTTTGTACTAGAACCATCTGGTATGCACATTACATTTTGGATTCCTTGTCCAAAGTCGTGGTCTCAGAAAAAGAAAACTGCCCATCATGGTATGCTTCACCAATCTAAGCCTGACATAGATAATCTTGCAAAAGCTTTTTTTGACTCCTTAGTTGTTGAAGATAAGTTCATTGCAAACGTCATGCTGTCAAAAAGATGGGTTGATTTCCCGTTAGGATGGATAGATTGTGAGTATAAAAGAGTCTATAACAGAGTACTTGTTGAGCTTCCTCACAAATACAGAACATAAATAGGTTAGTAACCTATCTGGTAACCTATAGTAACCTATCTTGATTTTGCCAAAGAATAGACTTTTTGGAGTATAATATACTCTGAATTGCCTTTCGAGTTTTGCCATAACTTATTGGTTATCAGGGACTTATGATTTGCATGCAAATCATAAGTCCCTGATAACCAATAAGTTATGGCAAAACTCGAAAGGCAATTCAGAGTATATTATACTCCAAAAAGTCTATTCTTTGGCAAAATCAAGATAGGTTACTATAGGTTACCAGATAGGTTACTAACCTATTTATGTTCTGTATTTGTGAGGAAGCTCAACAAGTACTCTGTTATAGACTCTTTTATACTCACAATCTATCCATCCTAACGGGAAATCAACCCATCTTTTTGACAGCATGACGTTTGCAATGAACTTATCTTCAACAACTAAGGAGTCAAAAAAAGCTTTTGCAAGATTATCTATGTCAGGCTTAGATTGGTGAAGCATACCATGATGGGCAGTTTTCTTTTTCTGAGACCACGACTTTGGACAAGGAATCCAAAATGTAATGTGCATACCAGATGGTTCTAGTACAAAACTTTTCTTCTTAGCTTCGGCAAGCAAGCTTATTTTGTAATTATTATATCTTTCAATTCTGTTCAGCCTTTGCAGTCCCGCTGGTCTCAATTTCTCTCTTGGTATCCTAAAAAAAATAGAGTCACCTCTTGTTGATCGAAGGTGACTCTGCGGGGTTATGTTTAGTGTTACTTTTTTAATCATTTCAGCAAATAACTCAAATTTTATTGATTTTGCACTCTATATTGTGCAAATAAGTCAAATTACGTTGATTTTGGTGTGCATTTCCTCAAATTCCGCTAACCATTGGCGGCATTGTTGTACTTTTTGGTACATATTTTCGATTACTTGCTCGTCTCTTGGTACCTTAAACTTGATAATGCGTTCAGTTTCGGGGATATCTCCGAAGGTCATGTTGTTTTCGAGGCGCTCTATTGCCTTTTTATAGTCCGCATTGTCCTCAGTTGCGGGGTTCATAAGGTAGTAAATGCGTTTTTTCTCGCTATTAATGATTTCATCGGGCATCGAAACAAGACAATAAGCGATTTCAGCCTCGGTAGCACCCGTTAGAGCCATATAGCCCTGCACTTGGTAGAAGTAATTGGAGTTTAGGGGTTGTCCGAGGTTAGCAAGTAGGCTTGCTCCGTCCCACGATGACTTGATGTCGATGATTTTAGTGGCATTTCCAGCCTCATCACGGACTACGATGTCTGGTGTGCCCATTATGAAGTCGTTGCTGAAGAAATCCTCGTTTTTAAGGTATCTCTGGCCGTCCAGACGCATTAATAGCTTGATGCTGTCGCCCTCTACCGATACACCCTTGATGGTGTACTTGCTTCTTTCTGATCCTCCGGCAGTTTCTTTGCCGTATTTATTGAAGAGGTAGACTTCTCTAAGATAAGACTTTGCCGTGTCTGATAGTTCTGGTGGGGCGTTTTTCTTCTCTAGTAGTCTCTGATAAGTGGATTCTTGTTTTTCTGTGCGGGGAAGTCCTGCCAGTCTCTCCAGCTCCTCACTCTGCTTCTCCGTTAGCACCGTCCCCTTGCCGGGTGTCATAATTTTACCAAGGCAAGAGCATCTGATTTTGGTTTCATTCCAGTTCATTGTACGATAGTTTTCGTAGTTGTAGTATGTTGTTTTACAATTATTTGCCTTTAAGCTCTCTGAATCTTTGTTCATAAACAGCCTGCACTTCGTGGCTGATACTCTTGCTATAAACGAGCTTATGGAAGGTCTTTAGATCCTCTAAGGTTTGTACCTTTCTGATTTCATCGGGTAGCGATTCTATCTTCTCCTGCACGCTGACTGATTCTACGACCACGATGTTTTCTTCCTCCTCGCGGTTGAGGTATTTGCCGAATAAGCCCCCTAACTGCTTTAGGGCGTTCTTTACTGCCATTGAGGATGCCTTTGGTACGGCTAATTCTAAGCCTTGTATGTTCGGGGAAGTCACGGTAGCCACACCTCTTAAGTAATGAGGGCCAAAACAGCCATCCAGACTGTATCCTACGACCACAAGGCTCGAAAATCTGCCCGACTTGTCCTGAATAGGACTCTTGGCCTCAATATCAACAATACCGCTTCTATAGCCAAATATACGCCTTACAGAAGCCTCCATGACATCTATCGGTATGGTCTTGTAAGTGCCTTCTCTAATCTGTGAGGGAAGTTCCAGTATCCAAGAGGCGGGCGGCTCGCAGCGGTCTATCCACTCAAGGACTTCAGGAAGGGATTCGGAAGATGCCTCAAATTCGCCTAGTCGAGCAAAGACTGGCTCCGCATCTTTTAATAGCTGAATTAATGTTTGCGTCATATCATTGTTTGTTTGTTTGCGAAAAAAAAGCCGCCCAGTATAGAAATACAGGCGGGGTATACAAATTGCTTGCTTATGTAGGGCAAATATAATATCGTTAAATACGCTTTCCAAATTTTTTATGAAAAAAGTTTGGGGAAGTAATCCACAGCCATTAAACTACCTTTACTCCTTGCGTTTTCATTGTTTGTTTGTTTTGCCCGGCCCTATTCTTAGGGTCGGGTTTTTAGCTTCGGGTACGCTCTTGTAGGGGACACCCGCGCGATGCGCGGGTGTGGGTTTCGTGGGGTTGCGTGTTTTTGCAAGCGGGTGGGGTGTTTTTTTTTGATTTGCCGTTAATCAGGTTGCAACGATTTGCGCGGGGGGTGGCGGGGGGTTGGTTTCTTGCCCTTATTGGCTTGATGTGTTGCGGGAAGTTGTGACGCTTGGCGGGTATTGTATGCCCTTGTTTTATCTGTTAGGGGGATTGGCTAAGGTGTGGCGGGAAGTCGTGCCGCTTGGCCTGTTGTCTTAATCCATAGGGGGGTTATGTGTAGCGGGAAGATACGGCACACATAGGGGCAAACCCTTATGGTTGTCAATTAACAACTTTTTAACTACCCATTAACAACATTTTAACTTTTGTGGGTGTAGGTTTGTGGAAACAAAACAAAAAACAATGACACACACACAGACACCCCAAGAATTTACAATCGAAAAGGCTTGCGAATATGCAAGAGCAAGAAAAAGAAACACCCGCTTTTTTTACAATGTGTACGGCTGGCAAACCTATTTTACGTTAAAGCCGACATTTGCAACACCAACGGGCAAGGCAAAAGGCTTTCCGCGTTCCGTAATTATTAAGGGCAAATAATAACCCTCAAACAAACAAAAACCCCAAACAATGAAAAACGAAAAATTCGACATTTACAAAATGATTACAGACAAAATTTTGTCAGACATTCAAAGCAGCGGCAAATTAACATGGGTAAAAGAGTGGAAAACCAAACGAGGGCAATTACCAATGAACGCGGTTAGTAAAAAGCCATATGAGGGCATTAACTTGTTTTTATTGTCGCTTTCTCATTATTCTTCGCCTTATTACCTTTCGTTTAAGCAGGTCGAGGAGTTAGGCGGCAATGTAAAGAAAGGCGAAAAGGCCACACAGGTTATTTTTTGGAAGATGAACCAATTTAGCAAACAGAACGAACAAGGCGAAACAGAAACAAAAAACGTGCCTTTATTACGTTATTACAATGTTTTTAACTTAGACCAATGTGAAAACGTAACCATAAAGGAACAACCCGCGCCCGATATTACATACAACGAAAACGAAATAATTGAAAACGCGGAAAACCTGATTTCGGATTACATTACCCGCGAAAAAATAAACACCCGAATAATTGAGCAAGACCGCGCATATTACAGACCCTCAACCGATGAAATTACAATGCCTTTACTCTCTCAATTTTCAAGCGCAAACGCTTTTTACTCAACTTATTTCCACGAAATAGGACACAGCACCGGACACGAAAAGCGACTAAAACGAAAGGAGGTATCCGGCACGATCAATTTCGGATCATGCGACTATGGAACGGAGGAGTTGGTTGCGGAATTAACCGCCGCTTTCCTTTGTGCTGAGACGGGCATAAATAACGAAACGACAGAACGTAACAACGCGGCATATATCAAAAATTGGTACAATTCAATAAAGGCCGACCCTAAAATGTTTATCATGGCATCGGCAAGGGCAAACAAGGCCGCAAAGTATGTACTAAATAAAAAGCAAGAGGAATAAGAATAAGGCGGGGGAAGATACGACACCCCCGCCCATTTTCACAAATTTTTAACGGGTTAAGGTTGTCAATTAACAACGCACCCCCGTAAATTTACAAAACATAAAAAACCCCAAAACAATGAAAAACCAAATTGAATTTACCCGCGTCAATTGTGACGCTTACGGGAACTCCCGTTTCGTTTGCCACTTTCTTAATTTCATAAATGAAAAAGATGAAGAAAAAGCAAAAGAATTGGAAAAAGCAAACCCTCATCGTTTCATAAGCCGCCTTTATGATATCGCCATAAGTAAGGCGCGAACAATAAAAGGCGGTAAATACAGAGCAAAAGATTACGGCGGGGGAATTGTATTCACAACACCAAACCCCGCAGAAATAGAGAAAAAGATTATTGACTTAAAAAATAAATAAAATGACAAACCAAACAGAACAGAAAGCCCAAAGAATTGAGGAACTAAAAACCCTGATGAAATTTGAAGTTGATAATAATTTTCCTAACGGGGACTTATGGAACAACTTATCCGATGAACTTGATGAACTTGAAAGAGTACCCTCAACCTTTGAAATTTTATCCGCTATTCTAAATAGTCCAAAAGATTACTAATATGACGCGGGGGAAGTCCTAACCCACCCCCTCAATTTTTTAACCCCATAAAACCCCAAAAAATGACAAGTACAAAAATCAAAAGCCGCAAAGTAACCGAAACAAAAAACCACATTAAAGGCATCTTTTACCTAACTGATAAAACCCGAACCCGCTTTGAGATTGACAAAAAAACGGGAGATTGGTCGCAGTGGGGTAATTGTACGGATAACCTTTGTTTGTCTGTTCCTATTATTGAAAGAATGTTAAACGAAATGTATTGATAATAACGCGGGGGGAAGATATGTACTGTCAAAGATAGGTCTGACTGATCCGCATGACGCAGCAGTAAAGAGTATTGTGATGCATCCTATAGTATCTGTACCCCCGCAAATTTTAACACTCATATAAAACTAACCCAATGAAAAAGACACTATTTTTTGCCCTCTTTATTTGCTTATTGCTTACCTCATGCGCTACTTACCGACAAGCGGGGGAAGGGGGTTGTTATTTTAAGCAAGTAAAGCAGAGAATACCTAAGAATGTGATAAGAATGTAATAAAGCGGGGGGAAGATACGACACACCCCCGCACATTTTCCCACAACACCCAAAAATTACAAACAATGAACACAACAATTGAAACAAAGGTTAAAAATTGGTATAATGAAAATTACCCAACGGACAATTTAGGCGAAAACATTAACCCGCTTATATCTTTTTATGATGTATTTTACACGCTTGACAATTATGGGGATATTTACGAACTAATTGGCGAAAGCGACTCGCTAATAAGGGAAAGAATTTTTGAAAAATTGTGTGAACTAACGGGACACACCTACGAGGAAATATACGACCAGTGGGCAAAAGCATACTAAAAAACACATTTTCCCACAACATAAAAATAAAACACAATGAAAACCGCAACGAAACAGACCTACACAATTTTAAGCCCTGATGGGTTCACAATCGAACACGAGTATAGCTACCCGACACCAAGCAAGGCAAAGACCGCTTTCCGTAACTGGGTAAAAAGGTATGAAAGGCAAGGTTATTACTCCTCTGTAAACTATGGAAGAATTGATCTAAAAGAGTTAGAGTATTATTGCCAGTTTGTTGTGAACGATTAACAAAGTTTTAACCCTTATTTTTTGGTAGTCGAGTTGTCAATTAACTACCTTCACAATCTAAAACAAAACACAATGAGTTTAATTAACAAAAAAGTAGAAGTGGATATAAAGAAAAACGAAAAACTTATATATAAAGGCGAAGTCCTAATCATTGATAAAGTTTTAACACATTGGGCGCAATACATAAAAAGTCCTCTTATCAATAACGCGTCTATGGAGGTTTATATCGGAGTGATAGATAGGACGTACGAAACAATAATTAAAAAGGAAATTGTAGCTTTTCAGTATAGTGATATAGTTGAAATTCTATGAAGATAACGAAGGGGCGGGGGAAGTTATGGGGTTCAGTACCTCGCCCTTTCATTTACCACATTTTCCCCATACAAAATAAAAAACCTATGCAAACACAACAAGACACCCAAGCAATATGGGTAAAGAAAATTAACGAAGTCCTAAAAGGCAGAAAGATTATTTCAGTCCGTTACCTTGATGACCAAGAAATGGATCTAATGGGGTGGAGTAGCCGACCTATTGCCTTTCAGCTTGATAACGGAACACTATGTATCCCCTCGGCTGATGATGAGGGTAATGACGGGGGCGCACTATTCTATATGGAAAAAGGCAAAGACCTTGATGTATTACCGGTATTGTAAAATTAAACCTATGATTAACCTCAATAACATAACATTTAAGGCTTTTTCGGACATTTACGAATTGGATAAAAAGTATGTAGGTACTGATGACTATTTAGGAGTAGCCTATTTTTGGAACTATGACTACCGCCATTACCTAAGAGATACTACCAACCACCGAAGAAAAAGGGTACACGATCTATTCTTGCGGGAAGGTTTGGATGTCGGGGGAAGTTCTGACAAACACCTAAAAATTATACAAAACATTGTTAATTTATCCTAATAAGGTTGTCAATTAACAACTAATTCCCTAACTTGCTGATGAAAAACATTAACCCCGCGTTTCCCCTTTATGGTTTTATACGGGTAATTTTTTAAAACAAACAACTATGATAACGGAAAGACAAATGGTACACCTTGCCCTCTTAATTGATATTATTGCGGGGGAAGATACGACAAACAACCTACTTGCTGATTGGCTTGTTAATAACCAAATACAAATCATTTAAAACTTAAACCTATGCCAAATTGGTGCGACAACACTCTTATTGTTACGGGAAGTAATGACAGAGTAAAACAATTTATGCAAGAAACTTG